CGTATTCAAAACCTTCAGTAAATTTTTTTCTTCTTCGTTCTTTTTTAGTTTCACCACCATCTTCATAACCAACTCTACCACCTTTAGCAAAACTTAATTCTCTAATAATTTCTTCTCTTAATAAGTCTCCTCTACTACTAGAATATATTCTGTCTTTTAAACTACCAGAACTAGTGTAAGAACCTTCAGGAATTTGAACTGTAGTTCCATCCATTAACGTAATTACAGATCCACCATCTTCATAACCAACTCTACCGCCGGTTCTATATCCGTAAGTGTCTAACATAGAATCAACTTCATCCATGTCCCACGTTCCGGTGTTAGAATATATTGCTCTGATAGCTGCTCTTCTACCTGCTTTGTCAGCGATACCTTGTTCCGATAACATTCTATTGTAATCTGCTAATGCGTCTTCATTTAATTCTGCTGCTTTGATTCCGTAGTCTACTGATCCTTGAGCTCCTACGGTTTTAAGTCCTCCAATACCTTTAATGTATTGTGAACCTTTTTCTAAAGCATCTGCTGTTTTAGAAACATTACTTCCTGTTTGAGCTAGATTTAATCTGTTAGCTCCCATTTGCATTTGATCAGACAAAAAATCTGGAGCTGCAGCTAAAGCACTTGTTCTTGCAATATCTTTTAAATCTGCTTCGTCGTCTGTTAAAAATTTAGTACCACCTGCTATTAAAGCTTTTCTTGCAGCCATACTTCCTATACCACTTAATGGTCCCATAGCCTGTAGACCAGGTATCATTGCTGCTGCGTAAGGTATAAAAGGTCGTACCTCTTTAGGTATTAACTTTTTGATTCTACGTCTTATCCCTGAAAAAAATCCCATATTTTATATCTCTATTGTGTTGTTGAATGGCAAGGTAGCAAAGCTTGAATGTACGCTAGTGTCAGCCATTTTACTTGTTTTTCTCCTTCTAGTCAATCGCTGATATTAAAGTCAGCGCCTATCTTTATCTCTTCTACAGTCACATTTACGTCTCTTCTTATATGTTCTGCTTTAGTATCTGTACCCGTATTCTGTACGTCTGCTAATGCTTCTGCGTCTGACATATATTCTTGACCTGTTTCTGTATTAGTTAAAGTTACCTCACATTTAGGTGTAATTACTGGTACTCTTTTACCATTAATTGTTTCGTACCTAACTGAAGCTTCTGTTTCTATAAACGGCATTATCTGTCCTCTCTATTTATTTCTAATATTGATGCTGTAGCAAATAATCTACCTGCATCTGCTGCTGTTACTTGTAATACTTCATTTTCTAACATAATCAAGGGTTCAGTTAAAAGTTGTGTACTAGCATTAGCTGCAATATCCACAACATTAAACAAAGTAAACTTGTTAGCTGACGCTGGATCTCCATCAAATAAATCTACAGTAATTGTAGTAGCACTTCCACTATCACTACTAATTAATAATGATTTTAAAATACCTCTAGAGTTAGAGGGTACAGTATATAAAGTTGTAGCTGTAGCAGCTGTTAAATCTAATTTAGAATTTTTATATATATTTGCCATTTATCCTAATCCGAACCACGTATATCTTTCTGCATCTTCTTTTAACTGTGTTAAAAATGTAGAGTTAAGTTGTTCTACAATAGAAGAAAAAGATCTGTTAATTTGTCTTTGGTTATCTTCACTATATTCTTTTTTAGGTTCAGGTAATCTTACTACTATTCTAGTCATTATCTTCTTCCATCTGGTTTTAAATCAGCTTGAAAAGTTCCAAAACGCCAGCTTTGACCTGTTCCTGTGTTTTCAATTTTAATAGCCGCATACCTTCCTCTCGCTCTAGTACTAACAAATGTAGTAGCAGAGTCAATAGTAAAAGGACTAAATGAAGAATCTGTATTTGCTTGTGCAGGATAAGGTGTAACTGATACATTAATAACTGCATTGCCTATTAAGTTTTTAAAGTTAGGTAAAAATCTACCCATAGATAAAAAGTACTCTCCAATACCTTGATCTGTTTGTAATGCAAAATCAAAAGATTCTACAAAAGAAGTTAAAATTGTAGTAGATCCATCTGGATTTACTTGATCAGTTCCTGTTTCGTGTTCAAACAATACACTTTGTCCTAACCCTGTTTGACCAATAACTGTTGGGAATGTACCTGTATTAGAACTATTGTAAGCTGTTGCATAAGGTCTAGGATAAACTAAAGTATCAATCCAAGTTGTTCTAATAGAATTACTATTAACACCTGTATACCAATTACCCATTGGAGTTGGTTGATTAGTTTGACCATAGTTATAAACTACATATCTATTATTAAATTCTGATCCAGCTGTTGGATACCACCATGTAACTTCTGTAAACAAGTTATTGATACCTGCATTTACTTGTTGACCTTTAGTTGTATCTACATCATCATAAACATAATCTTCAACAGAACAAGGTAGAGTATTAACTGTACCATCAAAAGAGAAAAATCCATTACTACCCATCCAATAAGCAACACCATCAATTTCAATTGCTGCATTCTTACCAATCAATCCACAGTTTGTACCTACTTGTTCAAATCCAAATGTAAAAGGTGCACCTACAAATTTCATCGTGTAGAGTGCATTATCTGTCCATACTAGAATGTTTTCTTTAGCAACTAAAGCTCCCATAATTTTTGTACCATCTTGAAGTCTTTGCGAACCTGCAGTATTAACTGCTGTGATAGTATAAGAATTTATATTTTCTTGTTCTGAAAATCTTATAAACATATCATCTTGTGTTGCAGTAGATCCAATAGTTACTTCTGTTCCAAAATGAATTAAGTGACGTGTTGTTGGTGAAATAAGAGTTGTTCTTGTAGCTGTTGGGTTTCCTGTTGTTACGAAATCTGTTGTGCCAGTAGAAGCTCTTACACTTAATCTTGCTGCATCTCCTGCATTCCATGTAAAAGTTTTTCCATTAGCAATTGTTGCAACTAGTACTTGACCAAAATTACTTAATGACCAAAGACCTGGTTCAAGAGTTATAGTTCCTGCATCAACTGCATCACCCCATCCACTAAACTCTGATGCGTTGGTAACTGTGTCACTTGATGAATGTGCTTGACCATTAGATGTACCAGGAGTTGCTGTACCTTTTGCACCTCTAGTAATACCTAAAAACTGTGTAGAACTTGTTGATGTGTATGTAATTAATTCATTAGCTATTGCAATAGTTCCTGCAGTAGGAAATCCTGTTGTGCTTGCTACTGTAACCGCGGTCCCCGTTCCACCTGTACCGGCTGTATCAGCACTTAAACTACCATTTAAAGTTGTTGTTTGTGCTCCTTGTACAGTTCCACCATATTGACTAATACCAAAACCATAACCATAAGTTTGAGCAGCTGGACCTACAGTTTCATAAGGTATAACAGATACACTTCCACCAGACGCCGCTGAACCTGAACTTGTAAAAGTTATAGTAAAAGTATTTGCAGTGGGAGTAGTAATAACTTGAAATAATTTATCTTCAAAATCAGCGTTAGTTAGTCCAGTTCCACTAGGTAAAGTTACTGAATTTAATAAAATAATATCTCCGTCAATTAATCCATGAGCAGATGATGTTGTAATAGTAATTGTGGTGCTTCCATTAAAAGTAAATGTAGCTGCACCAATAGGAGTTTTTAAAGGAGTAATATCAAATAACTGTCCTTCAAAGAATATAAGTAAAAATTTATCTGTGCCAATTGCAATATATCTATTACCTTCTGTATCTACAAAAGCGTGTTGTTTTCTAGCAACACCTACAATAGAATCTGTAAGCAATGACTGCCAACCACCAACTTTTTCTGGTAGTCCATATCTAAATCTTACATTATCTGAATCAACCCAACGACCTACGGCACCAACACTGGTATCCTGTTTGTCAATTCCAGGTGCGAATTTAATTTGCTGAAGAGCCATAAGTTAGCTCCTATTGGTTCGTTGATTTATATAGCCAGCCTTTTGTGGCATTAGCATATATTAATGTTACGCATTGATTATTAGTAGCAAGAGTATCATTAGCAGCTGCACCTTCTATATTAGAACCACCTCTATCTATAATACAATTGTTTGTTGCAAAACCATTTGATGCTGAACCATCCATAATTGTTACTTCATCACCGACTGCGGGTGAACTTGGTAATGTAATTGTAACTGGGTTAGCAACTGTATCTACTACAATTTGATCACCAGCGACTGCTGTATATGTAGTTTTACTTGCTGCAGTTACAGAAGTCATTCCTTTTTGTAACATACCTAATGTTGTTGCTGGTACACTACCTCTAGAATAAACTAAAGCTGTTGCACCTTCTGGAAGAG